AAGGGCGCGCGCAACAAGTCGACCGAGGCGCTGCGCCAGCTGTTCATGCGCCGCTACCGCTCGCCGCTGATGGGGCTGGGCGAGATCTACTCGCGCACGCCGGAGCAGCTGGCGCGCGAGCTCAAGCTGTTCAAGCGGGTCACGGTGCTCGTGGAGCGCGACGGCAAGATCGTGCGCCAGGAGGCCGAGGACGAGGGCGAGCTGGACCTGGAGAAGGCGTTCCGGCTGCAGATGGAGGCCATGAGCACGGCGCTGCCCTACGTGCACCAGAAGCTGCCGCAGGCGGTCACGGTCGAGGATCGCTCACGCGGCCTGCTGGTGATCAACATGGCCGGCGATGGCCAGGTGGACGACGCGCAGATCGTGTTCGCGCCAGTCGAGCAAAATCAACGGGTTATCGATTCGGAGCCGATGCAGTCGGAAGACGACAAGTCGGAAACCCTGAAAGATCAGATGGATGGCAGCAGCAATGCCTGATTTGAAATCAGCACGCCAAACGCACGATGCGCACGGCCACATGCCCACGGCGACACGCTGCGCACCAGGTGCAGGCCGCCTGCGCGCCGAGGGGGGTGCCCCTCAATCCTGGGCGCGGCCGGGGGGGGGTGCCCCCGAAATCGCGCGTCCTTCGCTGTGCCGGGGAGCCCTCCGCACCGTTTTCCCAAATTTCGGACGGCGGGAACTTAAACCGTCGACCGGGGGTGGGGGGAAGGGGGCATGAGCAATCTCGATGCCTTCCGCGATTTCAAGCCGGCAGGGCCCGTGGCGGCGGCGTTCCTTGCCGATCATGCGAGCCGGGTGAAAATCATTCGCGGCCCGATCGGCGGCGGCAAAACGGTCTCGAACGTGTTCGATGGCATCAAGGCCGCGGCGATGCGCATGCCGGTGTGCAAGGACGGCAAGATCCACTTCCGCGACGCGATCGTCGGCGCCACCTACGGCCAGATCGAGCGCAACCTGTATCCGACCTGGACCCACTGGCTGCCGCGCGACGGCGGCGCCTGGACCGATGGCGATTGGAAGGGCGGCAGCGGCCGCTTCGCGGAGCAGAAGATCAACTTCGACGTGATCCGCAACGGCCAGCGCATCGAGGTTTGCTATTCGGCGATCTTCGCCGCGATCGGCGAGCTGTCGGTGGAGCAGTTCGTGCGCGGCTTCGAGCCGTCGGCCTGGTATCTGTTCGAGCTCGACCTCTTACCCGATGGCCTGGTCGAACAGGCGATCGGCCGCCTCGGCCGCTGGCCGAACCGCGACATGCTGCCCGACGGCATCGAGTGGCATGGCTACGTGCGCGGAGACTTGAACTCGCCCGACATTGACAGCGGCTACTACCAGCTGATGGAAGAAACCCGGCCGCCGGGGTTCCGGCAATACGTGCAGCCGTCGGGTCTATCGCCGCAGGCGGAGAACACGCAGAACCTGCCGAAGGGCTATTACGAAAACCTCGCCGCCATGAACGCGCACCGGCCGAAGTGGGTGCGCCGCTTCATCCACAACGAATACGGGCCGAGCGATGCCGGCCAGCCGGTCTATCCGGAATACACCGACGACCGCCACCTGGCGCGATCCGATCTCGCGATCGATCCAAAGCTGCCGCTCGAGCTCGGCATCGACGCAGGCCTCGGCAATCCAGCTGCCATCATCGGCCAGCAACGGCACGACGGACAGTTCCGCGCGCTCGCAGAAATCGTGCCGGGGCGCATGAGCGTGCGGCGCTTCGCCGAAGCCATCAAGCGCCAGGTAGCAGATCTGGCGCCTGGAATGACGATCTCGTGCGGCTGGGGCGATCCGGCCGGCTTCAAGGGCGCCGATCGCGAGGACGGCGAGCTCGCCTGGATGGAGGCGCTGTCGCTCGAGCTTGGCGCGCCGATCCTGCCGGCATCGGACACAAACGCGATTATCGTGCGCCTCGATGCGGTGCGCGAGGAGCTGACCTACTTCATCGACGGCAACACGCCGGGCCTGCTGCTATCGCCGCGCTGTCGCATGCTGCGCAAGGGCTTCGCGTCGCACTACTGCTACCGCATCGACCCGGTGCGCAAGGTGGTCGCCTCGGATGCTAAGCCGGACAAGGGCGAGTATTCGCACGTCCACGACGCCCTGCAGTACTGGATGCTGGGCAAGAAGGGCCTCTATGGCGTGATCAACCCGGTGCGCGGCACGGGGCCGGAGGCGCAGCGGGCGCGCCAGCAGCGCGGCGGCTCGACCGTGATCAAGTCCAATTTCCTGGCGGGGCGCTGATGATCGTGCAGTTCACGACCGCGGCGGATGTCTGGGAATGGATCGCGCATGCCAACAGCGACGCCCTACCGGAGCATCGCCGCGTCTATCGTTACCTGCACGCGCAGGCCGGCATCTCCGAAGCCTACACGCTGCGCGAGGTTCCTGGCGAGGTGCCGCGCGTCATCGTGGGCATCGTGGATCTCGCGCCTGATGAGGGCGAGCTCTGGTTCATGGGACCGCCTGCAGGCCGTGGCGGGCTTGGCTCTTGGGTGGTGCGGCTGGTGCGGTTCGCGCGTGACTTTCTCGACGCATCACAGGCGCGGAGGCCGCGCACCATTCTGTGCCACGTCCGCGCCGGTCATCGTGACGGGCAGCGTCTGTGCCTGATGTTGGGGTTTGAGTTCGCCGGCGTGGCGGATGGCATCGAAACGTGGAGGCGGCGGTGGGTAAGCTAGCAAAAGCGATTGCAAGGATTTTCAACCCTGGCGCCGAGAAGGCGGTCAAGGCGGCTCAAAAAGCGCAGAAGGCGCAGGCCGCCGAGCTCGCCGAGCAGAAGCGCAAGCAGGACGCGGTGCAGCAAGGACAGCGCCGCGCAGGCGGTGGCGCCGGCGGCGGCTTCCTCGGCTATGTCGACGATGAATTGAAAGGCCTATTGGGATGATCAGCCCCACGCGATCCGTCGCCGACATGCGCAAGGATTGCGCCGATGCGTTCAATCGCGCGTCGCCCTATCACCAGGAGCTGCGCGAGATCTATCGCTACTACATGCCGTTTCGTGAACCGACCGTGCAGCGCGCGCCGGACGCCAGCGGACCAAGCGAAGGGCAGACGCGAACCGATTATCTGTTCGACGGCACGGGCCTCAGCGCGGCCGCCAATTACGCCGGCCAGGTGCTTGCCGACTGGATGCCTCTCGGCCAGGATGCGTTCAAGCTCGAGGCGGGCCCGTTCATGCCCGCAGGCGTCGACAAGACCAAGATAAATCGCGAGCTGGCGCAGGTGACCGACATGGTGCACGCGCTCGTTCCGCGCGTGTATCTCAATCTCACAACCAGCATGCAGGATCACTTCGCCGGCACGTCGGCGCTGTTCCTGACCAAGAACTCCGACGGCGCTATCGTCGACAGCGCCTGCGCGCCCGTCGTCGAGCTCGCGCTCGAGGAAGGTCCGAACGGCGAAGTGTGGGGCGTCTACTGGAAGCGCAAGCACAAGATGCGCCACCTGGAGGCGCTGTGGCCCAAAGCCAATTGGTCCGACAAGATGGCCAAGGCCATCAAGGAAGCGCGCTCGTCAACGGACGACGTGACCATCGTGCAGTACGTCTACTGGCACACGGCCGAGAAGAAGTTCGAGCTCGTCGTCTGGGCGGAGACGATCGACGACGCGGACCATGCGTTCTATCGCGAAGACTTCCGCACCAACCCCTGGATCATCTCGCGCCAGTACGTCAGCCCCGGCGAACCCTTCGGCCGCGGCCTGGCGCATCTCGGCTTGCCGTTCGTCAAGACCGCGAACCGTGGTCGCGAACTGGCGCTCAAGGCCGCGGTGTTCGCCATCCTCGGGATCTGGATCCGGCGCAACGATGCCGTGTTCAATCCCGACACTGCCGCCTACGATCCCGGCGCCATGTGGACGGTCGCCTCGACGGGCGGTCCGGCCGGTCCCTCGATCGCGCGCCTGCCGGTGCCGCAGGATTTCGACATCACCTCGATCGTCATGCAGGAAGAGCGCGAGCAGATCCGCAAGGTTCTGCTCGACGACGAATTGCCGATCGAAGCCGACGCCGTGCGCTCCGCCACCGAAGTCGCCGGCCGGCTGCGGCGCTATCAGCGCAACCGCGGCGGCCTCGGCGCCAGGCTGCCCTATGATCTGATCGCGCCGATGGTGACGCGCCTGTCCGATCTCCTCTACGAGATCGGCGCGCTGCCGACAGCAGTGAAGATCGACCACATCCTGACCAAGCTGATCATGACCGCGCCGGCGGCGGCCGCGCAGCGCGCGCACAAGGTCGAAAGCACGGTCAACTGGCTGCAGATGGTGACGATGCTGCTCGGGCCGCAAGCGGTCATGCTGACGGCGGAGATCGAAAGCCTGATCCCAGAACTGGGCCGCTGGCTCGGCGTCGATGAGCGGCACATCCGCACCAAGATGGAAGCGAGCCAGCTCGCCGAACTGATCGCCGCAACGGTCGCGGCGCAGCAGAAACAAGCCGCCGCGCCGAAGCAGCCGGCGCCGTCGCCGCAGCAGGCCTACATGAACGGAGCGATGTAATGGAAGCCATGCTGCAGGGATTGCTCAAGGGCGTGATGTCGGACGGCTGGGCCGGTATCGAGAACGCCGGCAAGCGCGCGGCCGAGCTCGGAGCCGAGGACCAGGCGCGGCGCACGGAACATGCGCTGCGCGA